GAAACTCCGAGTGTAACACCATCTGAAACTCCGAGTGTAACACCATCTGAAACTCCATCTTTAACACCTACACCATCATTAACCCCATCAGAAACCCCAAGTGTTACTCCATCTGAAACTCCGAGTGTAACCCCATCATTGACACCATCTATGAGTGTAACACCAAGTGAAACTCCATCTTTAACACCGACACCATCATTAACTCCATCGATAACTCCGAGTTGTCAAATTATTACACAATATTTGGAAGTTGATTTTGGTGGTTGTCATAATTTTCAATTATCATTATTTAATGACCCATCATTTACAAGTCCAGCAAACGCATTTTGCAATTATATTGTATCAGGATGTGCATATGGTGATTTAGGTACGATTTATTGTGGAACTGAAACAATTGCACAAGGAGACCATAATCATAGTTTTAATTTAAATCCTGTATTACAACCTGGTGAATGTGTAACAGGTTTTAGTGTGAACAGTGTTGATACGTCGGCATGTGCATGTCCAACTATTGTAAATTTTGCACCATATGTTACACCAACTCCAACTCCTACATTATCACCAACTCCAACCCCATCATTAACTCCAAGTATAACACCATCTGAAACTCCGAGTGTAACACCATCTGAAACTCCGAGTGTAACACCATCTGAAACCCCAAGTGTTACTCCTTCAGAAACCCCAAGTGTTACTCCTTCAGAAACTCCAAGTGTAACACCATCTGAAACCCCAAGTGTTACTCCTTCAGAAACTCCAAGTGTAACACCATCTGAAACCCCAAGTGTTACTCCTTCAGCAACTCCAAGTGTAACACCATCATTAACACCTACTCCATCATCAACATCTTCAACTCCTTCCTATCTTAAATTATTATTTGGTGGTCAATTTACACAATTTAATGGTCAAGTAAGACAAAGAGCCTTACAATTAGATGAAAGTGGAACAGAGGATACAACATTTTATACAAATTTAGGAACAGGATTTAATGGTCAGATTAATTGGGCAGATAGACAATCTGATAATAAAATAATTCTTGCTGGTTCATTCGGAACATTAAATGGTATTACAAGAAATAAATTAGTTCGTTTAAATAGCGATGGAACTGAAGATACGGCATTCTACACAAATCTTGGAACGGCATTTAATACTACTACTCAATGTGTAAAAATACAATCTGATGGAAAAATATTAGTTGGAGGTGTTTTTTCAACATTTAATGGTAATACAAGAAATAGATTAGTTCGTTTAAATAGTGATGGAACTGAAGATACTGCATTCTATACAAATTTAGGTACATCATTTGCTGATACTGTTCGAGTACAAAATGAACAATCTGATGGAAAAATATTGGTAGGTGGTGTATATACTTCATTTAATGGAAATACAAGAAATAGATTAATTCGTTTAAATAGTGATGGAACTGAAGATACCGCGTTTTATGCAAATTTAGGAACAGCATTTGATGGTCCGATTAATGATATCATTATTCAATCTGATGGTAAATTATTGATAGCAGGTAATTGGACTACATTTAATGGAAATACTACAAATGATTTAGTTAGATTAAATTCAGATGGAACAGAAGACACATCATTTACAACAAATATAGGAACAGGATTTACAGGTCAAGTATATAGTTGTAAAATCCAATCAGATGGTAAAATAGTTGTAGGTGGTACTATAACACAATTTAATGGTAATACTAGAAATGGATTAATTAGATTAAATTCAGACGGAACAGAAGATACTTCATTTTACACAAATCTTGGAACGGGTTATAATAATACTGTTCATGATATTGAAATTCAATCTGATGGGAAAATAGTTGTTGGTGGTGCATTTACACAATTAAATAGTGTATCTAGATTATATGGAATGAGATTAAATTCAGATGGAACTGTAGATACCTCATTTTATTCAAACTTAGGAGCATCATTTAATTTAACAGTATTAGCAATATTATTAAATTTTGGTACCGTTCCACCGGTTACTCCAACACCAACACCAAGCATAACACCATCATTAACCCCAACTCCAACTCCAACACCAAGTCAAGGAGGCGCACCAAGTGTTACACCATCTCCTACACCATCAACATTGCCTCTTCAAAAAATATTAGTCGGTGGTAATTTTGCTACTTTTAATGGATTGTCAAGAGCCAGAATGATTCAATTAAATAATGATGGAACAGAAAATACATCATTTTATACTAATCTTGGAACAGGATTTGTTGGTAATATAGCTTGTACAACAATACAATCTGATGGAAAAATATTAGTTGGAGGTACTATAACATCATTAAATGGAAATACAAGAAATAGATTAGTTCGTTTAAATAGTAATGGAACCGAAGATACGGCATTCTATACAAATCTTGGAACCGCTTTTACTGGTGCTAGTGTTAGTGTCGAAGCAATATTTGTACAATCTGACGGAAAAATATTAGTGGGTGGTTTATTTACTAATTTTAATGGAAATACAAGAAATAGAATAATTAGATTAAATTCAGACGGAACTGAAGATACCGCGTTTTATGCAAATTTAGGAACAGGATTTGGTGATGTTGTGAGAGGATTTCAAGAACAATCCGATACAAAAATTTTAGTTGCTGGTCAATATACAACATTAAATGGTATTACAAGAAATAGATTTGTTCGATTGAACAATGATGGAACCGAAGATACGGCATTCTATACAAACTTAGGTACATCATTTAGTGCTATTACTAGTGATGTTAAATTACAATCTGACGGAAAAATAGTAATAGTTGGTAATTTTACAGGATTTAATGGTAATGTTAGAAATAGAATAATTAGATTAAATAGTGATGGAACTGAAGATACTGCATTCTACACAAATCTTGGGTCAGCATTTACTACAAGTGCAACCGATATCTTAATTCAATCTGATGGAAAAATACTAATTGGTGGTGCATTTACATTATTTAATGGTAATGTTAGAAATAGATTAATTCGTTTAAACAGTAATGGAACCGAAGATACTACATTCTATACAAATTTAGGAACAGCATTTGGTACTAGTGCTACTAATTTTATTAATGCCCAAAACGATGGAAAAATATTAGTGGGCGGTTTATATACAACATTTAATGGATTAACAAGAAATAGATTAGTTAGATTAAATTCAGACGGAACCGAAGATACCGCATTCTATACAAATCTTGGAACAGCATTTAATTCTTCAGTTACTTCAGTTCAATTAAGTTAATATGGAAGAACAGATATTAAATCAAATTGCTGATTTGTTAAAAACAAATATTCAGTCCAATTTAAAAAAGAATTATCCATCACGAACTTATTCGGGTCAAGCAAAACCTGTAAGTGGTCGATATCCAACACCCATTGCAAATAAGATTGCAAGTGGTAATTTATATAATTCAGTTAATGTTGAATGGGTATCTGATTTTGATGATGGTCTTCCAAAATTGGTTGTTGATTTTGGTTCTGCTGATTATTGGGAATATGTTGAAAATGGAAGAAGACCTGGTCGTTATCCACCATTAGGTCCGATAGATAGATGGACCGTAAGAAGAGTTAAACCAGCTAGAGATGAGAAAGGTAGATTTATTCCAAGAAAATCGTTGGTTTATTTAATCAGACGTTCAATTGGAAAATATGGTATATTCGGAATTAAATTTTTGGAGAATGCAATCAATACAACAATTGATGAAATTGAAGAAAAGATTGGTGAAGCAGCAAAGATATATTTCGAGAATTACATAAAGGAGAATTTGGATTTTAATTAAAATATTTATATTTACAATATATGGCGATATCAATTGTACGCAGTCCTGAACCATTTAGTCCCGTTTTGAGTGATGGATTGTATTTCATCGTTAGTGGTGATACAACAAATAAATTTGATTACAAATATACATTTACTGTTTCAGTTAATGGTGTTCAAATTTATGCAGGAAAAACGACACCAAATCCATATGGTCTAGGGACAATTGATGTATCAGAAATATTAAAGAATTATTTAAACAATCAACCAGTCAGTAGTTGGTCAGGGACATCAATTTATGTTCACCAAACATTTCCATTTTCCAATCCAAATATTGAAACGGGAACTGGTAACACATTTGTAAAATATTATGTGGTTCGATGTGGTGAAGAATATTCATCAACCCAATTTGGAACTGTAACAGGATTTACAGGTATTGGAAGTAATGTCGGTAGTCCCGCACAACAAAATGGTACATATAAGGTCTATAACGGAACGATGGGTTCAAACCAAGATTCTGATTTAGAAAATTTTGATTATCAAACTATTGTTATGGATGGTTTACCTGACTTAGGTAGATTCATGACCAATGCACCAAGAACCACATATATACGTGAAAGAGATTGGTTTACATTGGGATTCACAAACTGGTGGATTAGTGATGTAAGAGTTGCAGAACCTTATTATGTTGAATATAAATTTTATGATGTCAATAATAATTTATTATCAACTGTAACATACGATAATATATTACAAAATGGTGGTGGACCAAGAAATGATTGTAACGCCAATTATCTTGGATTTGTATTTACCAAATTTGTAACAGATTACAATATATTATATGTTGGTGCTGGTCCAAAGAATTTGGATGCGATAATGCCAGCAAATACGAAAAGATATACGGTACAATTATTTGGTGGATATCAAGGTTCGGTTGAAGATGTTTCTCCAACACCAACCGCAACTCCATTCCCATCCACAACTCCTGATTGCGTTTGTAATGAATATACGTTGACAAATAATGATGCGATAAATGAACAAGTATATTCTTATATTGATTGTACAATAAAGACAAGAATCACAGGTTCGATTCGAGCATTACAAAGTCAGACAATTTGTGCATGTATTGATTCTATTTTATATCCACCAATTATTGACGTGACTGACAATGGTGCATGTGTATTAGTAACACCAACTCCAAGTTCAACACCCTCATTAACACCAACGCCAAGTGTAACGAGAAGTCAAACACCAACACCATCGGTTACCCCATCATTAACGTCATCAACAAGTCCAACACCCACACCATCTGCAAGTATTAATTTATCTCTGACACCAACGCCAAGTCAAACTTTAACACCGTCTGTGACTCCAAGTTTAACAAGAACACCATCAGTTACCCCAAGTTTAACCCCAACTTTAACACCATCTACAACTCCATGTACTTGTGAAACATATCAAATAACAAATGGTAGTTTATTAGATGTTGGAACATATGAATATTTTGATTGCACAACAAAAGTATTAACCAGAAAAAGTATAAGTAAGAATACAGTTATTCAAGTTTGTAGTTGTACATTCCCAACCACTGAAGATGGATTTATTGAGATAATTTATGTGTGTAATTCTTGTCCATGTCCAACTCCATCAACAAGTGCAACACCAACTGTAACGAGAACTCAAACACCAACTCCAACTCCAACGAGAACTTTAACACCAACACCAACACCGACTCCATCATCCACACCTTGTGCATGTAGTGAATATTCCGTACAAAATAACGAAGCAACTTCAACAACGGTCGGATATACAAGTTGTACAACAGGTCAATCAACTTCAGTAGTTATTGGTGCAGGTGCTACATCAACATTCTGTTCATGTAGTTTACCTGAATCAATTCCACCTGGTAAAAATATCGTAATAACATTAAATGGTGCTTGTCCACCTCCAGGTTAAAAATTAATATATGAGTGTTCCAGTAAATCCAGTACCAACCAGTTATATAAGTGGTAATTGTCAAACATATACCGCAGTCTCAGAATTATTTACATTTGAGATTGAACCCGATTGCACGCGTGGTTATAACCAAAAACAATTCATGTTCAAAAACAGATTTGGATTATATGATTATATGTGGTTCAAAGGAAGTATTGAAGAAGGATTGGGAATATCACGACAAAGTTATAAAACATGGTCAGTTTCTTGGACAGATAAATTGGCCAATTTAAATAAACAAAGATACGATAGAGGTCTTACTGACGCAGATGTTTCTATTATTGAAACTCACATCGTAAATACAGGATTCATATCATTGGAAGAATTTCAGTGGTTAGAAGAATTGATGACAAGTTCAGAAGTGTATATTATCAATGATGATAATCAATTAAGACCAGTAAATATAACTAACGCAGAGTACGTAAGAAAAATAGAAAATTTCCAACCTATTTATAATTTGGAGATAACTTATGTTTATGCGAATAATATAGCATTAGTAGGTAACAACAGATGAAAAGAAAGATAAAATATCCCATTGAGGAACTCTTAAAACCACTCGGTGAAAAGAAGTGGCAAGGTAATGTTTATGGTGCCAGATTTGATGGTCAAATAATAATGAATGTTGAAAAAGAAGATATTCCTTCTCCAAGTCCGAGTCCAACACCAAGTGTAACTCCGAGTGTTACTCCATCGATATCTGTTAGTCCTTCAGTAACACCTAGTGTTACCCCATCAGTAACTCCAACACCTAGTACATCTGCATTAGCAATTTTATCATTTCAACAAACTGATAATACTTTTACAAATGGTGATAGCAATGCTTGTTCACCATATGGTCCCGTATATACTTATAATCAAAGGACAGCTACTATTGGTGGAGCAGCAGGTACATCAGACATTACTTGTCAAATTGATAATTCATCAGTTCAATGGGGTTTACAATCTAAATTAACAATAAACAGTGGTACTAATTGGAATAGTGGTACTTGGACAGTTAGATTAAGGACAAGTTCAACCATGCCAACTGGTATTAGATTGTATGAAATATATGTTTGTAGAGTTAATAGTTCTAATGTAAATCAATCAACAATATGTGCAGATACGTTTGATGAAGTCCTTTCAACAGATACAACATATACCTACAATTTAACAGGCACATCTCAAACTCCTTCTTCGGGAGATTATGTTAATATTGTATATGTTTTTAGAAACACTAATAGTTCTGGCGCAGCAACACGAACTTTTACAATTAAATCAAATCAAATTATTGATTCTCCATTTACTTAATATTTAACTAATTAACAATGAATGGAAACACAATTACTTGTTCAGATAGCAGAAAACCGATGGGACAGTCTCGACCTGTTCGATGAGATTCCTATTTCTGTAACTATCCAAGAGACCGATGTTCTTCAAGTTGATGCAAGAAAATCGAGTTTCTCAAAAACATTTACAATACCTGGCACAAATACCAATAACAAATTCTTCAAGAATTTTTATTCATTAATATCCACGGATTTTGATGCATTACAAAAAATACCTTGTATTATTACAAGTAAAACAACCATTTTATTTCAGGGATATTTAAGACTTAATTCTGTAACAATTAACAATACCAGTTACGAATATGAAGTTTTTGTTGTATCCAATCTAACAGATTTTTTTAGTCAAATCAAAGATTACCAATTACAAGAATTGGATTTTGGTGATTTGATACATGACAGAACTTATTCCAATGTAACAACAAGTTGGGAAGCAAATGGAGACGGTGTAAGTGGTTTATTTGGTGGTAAGATAATTTACCCCATGATTAACTATGGATTGAGATATGACAATCCTGGTGGTACTGGTACGACCATTCCACAATGGGAATTCACCTATAATTCAGGACGAACGATAACCAATCCAATCTATGCAATCCCAACAGATTATTTCAAACCAGCAATTCAAATTAAAACTGTTATTGACAGAATTGCTGAAAATACAACATTTACAATCAATTCAGAATTTTTTGATACCGATTATTTTAAATCCATATATATGGATTTATTTTCTAATGGATTTAATTCAGAAGAACTAAGTCAATCAGGTAATACCAATCAAAATCTTTTTAGAATATACTCCCCAAGTGAACAAACATTTTTTCATAATTCAAATGTTTTTGCTCCACCATTTACCACATCAAGACAACAAGAAATTCAATTTAATTCTTTTGGAACAGATGGGTATGATAATTTGAATAATTATATCTTTTTTTCATCTTCATCAACACCACCAATCAACAACTATTTTAGAGCACCAAGAACGGGACAATATTATTTTAATTTGATGTTCAATTTTGCAGCATCATTTAATTTCCCTGGTCGAATTGCTTATTTCCAAATCATTGCAAGAAAATCATCATCAACATCAGGATTGGTGAATGGGACGATTGTCTATTCCACAAATTCATTGTTTGTTAATGGTATTCCAACTGATTTTGTTCCACAGAATTTATTTTTCAATGTTAATTTAAATGCGGGTGAATATATAAAACTATTTTTAGTTCTTAATGCTGGTAATGGACCCGAAGCAAACGTCGTATTGTATCCATATAATTTTGGTGGAATAACAAAACAAGCACCGATGTTTGAATTGTATAATTCACCGGGAATTGACCCAGCAACAGTGATTAACATAAATCAAGGTATTGTTAATACGAGTTGTGTTGATTTCATTAAATCGTTGGTGACCATGTTTAATTTGGTTATTGTTACCGATGATGAATCAAGAACAATTAGAATGGTTCCATACAATTGGTATTTTGATGAAACAAGTAGAATCAAAAAAGATTGGAACAAAAAACTTGATTTAGATTCAACCTATAAAATTTCTCCGAATAATTTTGAACTAGCCAAAATTCAAGAATGGTCATATCTAAGTGGTGAAGATGAGTATTTAAACAAAATGTTTGAAGACCAAAACACTTATGTATTTGGTAGAAAACGATTTGTGTCATCATCCAACATTTTAACGGATGAACAAAAATATGAATTGATATTCTCACCATTACCAACTGATGGATTACCTGGTGCTCCAAACTTTATTATTCCAAACACAAGTAGATTTAACTCAGATACAGGAACTTATGAACAATACAACGCTAATCCACATATATTCTTTTGGGTTGGAAATCGCTACGCGTATAGTGGTGATACCAAGTCATTTGTTCAACCATATTATATTTTTAATGACAGTTTTGTGGCACAACCATGGACAACCTATCCATGCGTTTCTCACTTAAGCAATTTGGATATTCTTGACCCAAATTTTGTTTCAGATTTATCATTCAATTCTGATTTTGATTTCTTCTCAAGGAATACAACATTATCAGTATTCTCAACACAAAACACCTTATTTAATTTCTTTTGGTCGGATTTGATTAATGGAATATATTCCAAAGAATTTAGAAAGGTTCAAGCAAAGATATGGTTGACACCACAAGAAATCGCGGATGTCAGTTTAACTGATAAAATATATATAAAGAATGCTAGTTATCGAATTGAAAAGATAACCGATGCAGATTTAACTGTTGAAAAATTAACTGATGTTATTTTGGTTAGAGATATTGTAGAATATTATAAACAGACATCAACAGATTTACCAGCACCAGTATATAGTTTAGAACCAAACGCACTTGCACCACAATTAACAGGATATTCTCAAGATTATTTCTATGTGAGTGTTAATTATGATGAGGTATGTGATAGTACAGCATCATATGTCCAATTACGTTGGTTTGGAACATTTAATTTTACAGGAACCATTGTATATGATACGAACTTCAATGTGTTACCATTTGGAACATTCTTAAGAAGAGTATCAACAACACCATTATGTGTAGTTGCAGATTATGGTGGAATGATTGAAGAAGTTCTACCAAGTCCATGTACTATTCCATAAAATGGTTATAAAAAATAATATTTATCTAATATGGCAGTTAGAACAATTGGTTTAGAAATTAAAATTGATGGTGTAAGTAAAACAGTATCATCAATTAAAGAACTTGAAACTGAAATTCAAAATCTCCAACAGAGATTAAAAGGTGTTGCGATTGGGAGTGATGAATTTAAACGTTTACAAGGTGAATTACGTGCCGCATCAGGTGAATTAGAAGACTTTAATAAAAGGTCAGAAGGGATATCTCTTGAACGTCAAATTGAAGCGGTAGGGAAATTCACAGGAGGTGTTACCGCTGGTTTTGCTGCGGCTACTGCAGCAGCACAATTATTGGGTGCTGAACAAGAATCTCAAGAACAGATTACCAAGGCGGCAACAACCGCACAAAATTTATTAACAGTAGCATTAGGTGCTAGAGCCATTGCAGAAGTTGCGGTCAGTGCGAATACATTAATTCAAGTTGCATCAACCAAAGCGGCGACCCTTGCGACCACGGCACAAACAATTGCAACAAGAGGACTCACCGCCAATTTGAGAGCGTTGTATGCAACCTTATTAGCGAATCCATATACAGCAATACTTGCGGTAGTTGGTGCGTTAGCAGCCGCATATCTTGCGTTTAGTGATTCTGTGGATGAAGCGGCTGTTAGTTTAGAAAAACTACAAAATGCGGCACAAAATACAAATCAAGAAATCGCAAGACAAAAATTACTTGATGAACAACAAGTTTTATTGGCTGAAAAACGTGGAGCATCAGAACAAGAAATTGCTAGATTAAGACAACAGGGTGTTGATAATGAACGTAGAATGTTAACACTTCTACAACAACAATTAAATAATCAAATTGCAAGATTATCAAATTTAAAAGCAACAGGAAGGGCAACAAAAGAAGAACTTGATTTACTTCAACAATTAAATAAGGATTATATTACAACCACCAATTCTTTAATTACATTAGGTAATCAACAATTGAAAAATGAGATTGAAATCACCAATGAAAAGAAAAAACAACGTGAAGAACAAGCTCGTATTAATAAAGAACGTCGAGCTGAAAGTAGAGCGTTAGAAATTAGTCTTATTGAAAATCAAACTTTAAGAGAATTAGCCACATTAGAAGAAAAATTTAATACTGATTTAGATAAAATTGATAAAACAAGAAAACAAGATAGACTTAATCTTGAGAAAAAATATAATCAAGATAGAGCAAAAATTTATGAAACTTTTTTCAAAACAATTGATGATTTACAAGAAGAGAATTTTTTAAGTGAATCTGATAAATTTGCTTTATCTCAAAAAAGAACTTTAGAACAATTTCAAAAATTCTTTCAAGACTACTTTGAAATTTATGATACAGAATATTTTAAGAAAAATATAATCTTAGAAAGATTAACACAAAAACAACGTACTGATGCTGTTGAATTTGCTAATAAACAAATTATTGAAGGGTTAAAATCTTTAAATGAATTACAAGAAAATTTAGGAAAACAAAATCTAAATAATCAAATTGAATTATATGAAAGAGAATTTAAACAATTTGAAACAGCCGAATTAAATAAATTTAAATCTTTTGTTGAATTTAGAGAAAAAGAAAAAATTTTACAAGGTCAAAATAGAGATTTAACTTTTATAGAACAATCAAGATTAGCCGCAATAGTAAAATTAGAAACCGACAGATATCAAAAAAGTTTAGAGTTATTACGAAAAATTAATATTGAACGTTTAAAATTAGTTAATGAAATAACTCAAGCGGAAAAGAAATCCAATGAGGAAGTTTTACAAAACGACAAACAATATTTTACTGATTTATTAAAACTCCAAGAAACCTATAAAGGTGATAAGGAAAGATTAGATAGAGAAATTACAAATCTTGACAACCAGAGAAAACTCCGTGATTTACAAACGGAGAAAAAATTGGTTGATGAAAAAATCCGTATATATGAAAAATATAATCAGGATTTAAATGCTCTCAATACAAGAAGAGCACAATTAGAAGGAAGATTAACAACGGAATTTGGTGGACCATTTATTGAAGGAATAACTCCTCAAGAAGATTTGGCGGCAATCCAAGGTGAATTGGCGAGAGTTAAAAAACAAATCAATGATTATGTTGCAGGTGTTATTGACCCTGTTGAACTTGAGAAATTAAAAAATCGTGCATTAGAATTACAAACCGCAATCAATACCGCAACTAATGTAAAACCAGCTGATGATTCATTCCAAACTGCGTTAGGTAATATTCAAACTTATCTTCAAACTTTTTCAAATGCAATTAATACAATTGGTCAATTAACACAAACACAATTTTCAATGCAATTGGAAAAATTGGAAAGTGACTATCAAAAAACAATGGATAATATTGTTGGTGATACGGTTGAAGCAAATGCAAAAAGAACAGAAGCCGAAAAAATCTATCAAGAAAAAAAGAAACAGATTGAAAAACAAGCAAGAATTTCATCTCTTCAAGCGACCTTAATTCAAACGATTGCAAGTGCAGCACAAGCGGTTGTAACGACATTGGCCAATCCAAATCTTGGTCCCGCAGGAAAAGCCATCATCATTGGTATTGAAGGGTTATTGGCCACAGCGTCCATTGCTACCATTCGTCAACAAATTGCGCAAGCACAAGCATTAAGACGTGGTGGTAAAATTAAAAAACAAATGGCAACTGGTGGTATGGTCGTAGGTCCAAGTCATGAACAGGGTGGTGTTAATTTTGGAAGATTCGAATTGGAAGGTGGTGAGGCTGTAATTAATCGTCAATCATCCTTAAATTATGGTGGGTTGTTATCATCAATTAATGAATCGGGTGGAGGTCGTCCAATCATCAACAATGTTCTTGATTCTCGTTTGGTTGAAGTTCTTGCAAAAGGTAGACAAGAACCAATTCGTGCTTATGTATTTGAATCAGATATTACCAATGCACAAACCATCAACAGAAAATTGGAACAATTAACGACATTATAAAATATTTATATATATATGAAAATTATAGAACTAACAATTGAGGATTTATTTGCAGAAGATAGTGGAGTCGATGCGGTAGCATTTGTTGAGAATCCTGCGATTGAAACCAAATTTATATATTTCAATTCTGAAGAATTTGAAAGTTATAATGATTATCCTGAAGCAGCAAAAAATAATGCATGTAGAGCCATCAAATGGGCCGAAGAAAACGGATGGGGTTCTTGTGGAACTCCCGTGGGAAAAATTCGTGCAAATCAATTGTGTAATGGAGAAAATGTTACAGAAGAAACAATCGCTAGGATGGCAGCATTTGAAAGACACAGACAAAATTCTGAAACGCCATATGGTGAAGGTTGTGGAAAACTCATGTGGGATGCATGGGGTGGTGATGAAGGTGTGGAATGGGCACAAAGAAAGTTAGGTCAAATCAGAGAAGAAATGGCCGAAATTGGTCCTCGTGGTGGAATTAAAGAATCTCCCAAAGCACCAAAATCAGATACACCCAATCCAAATCCAAAAGGAGAAGGTTCTGCTCGTGGTAAAGCATCCGACACACGTTCAGCGGAAGTTGATAAACAAACCGAAGAATCTTTGCAAAAAAAGTCGGATGAATTCAATGAGAAGTATAAAGATAAATTGGGATATGGTACAACCGTGGGAATGTTGAAATCAGTTTATCAACGAGGAATGGGAGCATACAATACAAGTCATTCACCCAATGTAAATTCAGCAAAACAATGGGCGATGGCTCGTGTTAATGCGTTTCTTTATTTGGTAAAGAATGGTCGTCCTGAAAATAGCAAATATGTTACCGATAATGATTTATTACCAAGTGGTCATCCAAAAAAGGGTAAATCAGAAGATATGGAAATCGATGTTTCAAATCTTCCTGAATATGTAAATTATCCAACGGGTAAAACCGATAACGATATGTTAATTGAATATTTCTCAAATTGCGGAATTACCGAAGAACAATTCAAAATGGAGTTTGCTGATGCTGCTGAAATTCCATGGGGTGAAGGTGATATCTTACCAAGAGATGAAAAGAAAGGTAGAACATTTTACAAATACACTGGTCCAAATCCTGAACGAGATTTTTGTCGTCAATTGATGGGTCTTAATAGACTCTATACGTATGAGGAAGTTAAACAAGCCAATAACATTGCGGTCAATGCTGGTTTTGGTCCTGATGGTTCATCAACCTATGATATATGGTTTTATAAAGGTGGACCGAACTGTAAACATTATTGGCAGAAAGTATATGCAACATTACGTAATCAAGAATCCAAAGGACCTGCAAGAGGTAAAGCCGGTACACCAATGTTTGACCAACCAAATCGTGGTTATTTAAACCCAAGGATGTCTCAAATTAATTTTGTTGAGAGATTACCTGGCGAATCAAAAGACGATTACCTTGGTCGTTGTATCCCCGTATTAATTGGTGAGGGATACAAACAAGACCAAGCAATTGCAATCTGTATATCAGATTTTAAAAATTTTAAATCTATGGAAATGACAATATTCGGTTATACCACAAAATATTTTTATTTGTGTGCAATAGCCCAACAATTATTTAAAAAATTAGTTTCAGAAGAAAATACGAGAGATGAAGTTGTAATGATTAGAATTGCGGCAGTTATTGTCGACCAAATTTTTGAGATTGAAGCAAAAGAAGAAATTACCGAGGAAGATTATCAAAATGCAATAAAATTGAAAAATGATTTCTATGAAATCTTTGAACAAATTGAAATCTTAAAAGGTGAGAAATATGATTTAACTTTTGTGGAAAATCATCTTGATATCATTGAAGAGAAAGTAAAAAAAAACTTTAAATCATCCTTCCGTTTTGTAAACGAGGAAAAAAGATTGGTGGTAAGTCCATTGATGATACCTCATATTTTGATTCCAAGAAGAAACGAGGTAAATGGTGAGAAATATTATGTAAAATTCTCACCTCAAACCATTGAACAAATCCAAAGAAAATATAATTTGGAGGGAAGAATGAGAAATACCAATCTTGAACATAATTCAGATGAATCAATGAAAGATGCTGTATTGGTTGAAAATTGGTTGGTTGAAAATGAGAACGATAAAATTTACAATTATTTTACCAAAGATGATGTTCCATTTGGTTCATGGGTTGGTGTTTTCTATATTATTGAAAGTGAAGAAGGAAATATGTTATGGAAGAAAATCAAAGATGGTGAAGTAAAAGGATTATCTGTTGAAGGTAATTTTATCTTAAATTAATTTTGTAATAAAAAATATCATTTAATTAAACATTTATATTTATAAATGTTATCAATAACATAAATTAAAAAATTATTATATGAAAAATAGCTTGATAGAAAAAGTTAAAGGTTTTTTCAAACAAGAATTTGAATCTTTGAAGTTCGCAACCGCAACTTTATTGGATGGAACCGTTGTTTCTAACAACGAAGAAACCCAAGAATTTGAAGTTGGTCAATATCTTTATATTCAGAAAGAATCCACACTATCTCCCGCTCCTGCTGGCAAACACGAAACCACCGAAGGTTTTGTTCTTGAAGTAGATGAGGCCGGTCAAATTGTGGCCATTTATGAAAAAGAAGATGAGAGAGAAGGTGAGTCTGAAGCAGATAGAGTTGCAGAAGATGTAAACAGAGATGATGAGGAAGAAATGAGAAAACTTATTAAAACTTATGTGGCTACATTAGCCGAGATTAATAAGCGTATGGAAAAACTTTCCAGCGAATTTAAAGCATTTAAACTTAGTGCAGAAAAAGAGCCTGTACATAAAACACAAAAATCAATCAAAGAAGTTGCTAACAGAGGTGACTTCAAATTAAAAATGATTCGTGATTTTGAAAAACTAAACAGTATTTAAAAATTAAAAAAATGAATAAACAGAAATTAAATTTCGCTTATGATTTAACAAATCTCCCAACCTACAATTCATATGGTTCGGATATGTTAATTAAAGCAGTTTTGGGATTGACTCTTCCAAAATATGCTACGGTAAGACCTAATTTGAAAGGTACTACCGAAAAAGTTGGTTTCGTAACAAACGACGTTTATTTGCAAGATTTATCTTGCGGATTTAACCAATCTGGTACAACCACCCAAAACCTTGTTACCGTTGATTTGTGTAACAAAAAAGTAAACCAAACTTTGTGTCCTTATTCTTTATATGACACATATCTTTCTCAATCTTTGAGTGATGCGAACTTCCAAGAGAATGTTCCATTCGAAGAAGTAATTTTGGAAGATATCTCTAACAGAATTGCAAACAAAGTTGAAAAAGCATTGTGGAGAAATACAACCGCAACTGGTGCTACTGAATTTAACTCTCAGTGTTTCAATGGTGTTGAATACTTGATTACCTCTGGTAACGGTGCAACACAAATTGCATACACAGGTGCTACTTCAAGCAACGGTTTGGATGTATTCACCAAAATCTATGAAAACATTCCTTCCAACGTATTACATCGTGATGACCTTGTCATTTACTGTTCTTACGCCAACTATCGTGGACTTGTTTCAAGCATGAGAAATTCTTCTTTTGTTAACTTGTTTACAATGGATAGTGCAGGTGTCGCAACCGGTGAAGAATGGTCGTTGATGTTACCTGGTACCAATGTAAGAGTAATCCCAACCGTAGGTCTTGATGGTGTGTCCGCATACTACGCCGGTCCTGCTGGTTACTACTTGTTCGGTATGAATTCCGAGATAATGACTGTTAAAGCTGTCTACGACCCGTTCGAGGATATCGTTAAAATCATGGCCAATGTAACTTATGGTCTTGGTGTATTCGACGTAGCGTCTTTCGCAATCTGCAAATAATGCATAAACCTTAAAATTAAAAATTATAAAAAACTATGAGTTGTTATATTTCGAGCGGTCATACATTAGATTGTCGTAATGCAAGTACTGGTGGTGTTAAAGCCCTTTGGGTTTTAGGCGGAGCTGGTAATGCAATTACAGGTGTAACATCAACTCAAACAGGTGGCATCACTGCGATTGCGGGTACAGGAACATTTTACAAGTACGAACTTGTAAAACAGTCTTCTTCGTTTACTGAAGAACTTCAGGTGAACGAGACAGCCCAATCAGTAGTATTTGTCCCAAGTTTAGTTGTAACATTACCTAAATTAGACCAAATTTTACGTACAAAATGGTTTGACCTTATCAAACCCAATGATTTAATAATCATAATTGAAGACAATAACGGTCGTTATTGGTTGGTTGGCCAAGAAAATGGTCTTACCGTAAGTGCTGGTTCCATGTTAATGGGTCAGGCTTACAACGATGCCAACGGTGTGACATTTACTATGTCAGGTGGTGAACCTAATCCAAGCATGGAAATTGATGTGACCACTACCCTCCAAGCGGTCATGACAGGTATCACTGTTCAATAATTGGAATTAAATCTGATTAAAAACCCTCGAAGAAATTCGGGGGTTTTTTTTTATATTATTGAAAAAATAAAAATATTTCGTATATTTATGTTATTGAATGTTGGTCATATCAAAACCCTGCTAATTCTTAATGAATAGCAGGGTTTTTTGTTATAAATCTGATTTTCTTCTTCAAATTAGGTATTTATTATAGATGTTTTCAATTAATAATACATTATATGCGTATTATATAATCAAACAAGTTTGTTTTGATATTGATTTTAATGAGTGTCAAATTCTCATTGAATTCGGTGATGATGAAATACAACGTAAATGTTCAATAGTTATAAACTATCC